GGATAGTTGGCCCTCCGGTTTGCATGACCCTACCCAAATTGTACAAGGTCATGCAATCAGGAGTATATTACTACACTCTTGGGGCTACCGCTATAAAACTTGTGACTCCCTTATCAGGAGGCATCTACGATACCACTCTAATCATGACTACGCACCGAATGTGCATAGCATCACTAGAGCAACCTACTTAAAGTAGTCACTAGTTCATTCGGCGGTTAGTCCGGTCGCTTTTCAGCGCCTGTCTCGGCCACAGAGACATATTTTATTAAGTCGTGTTCTTTACTGCTAGTACACGCAACTATATTTTATTACTTAGGAGTGTCTATCTCCAAAAGCCCGAATCCCTAATTGGGAACTGTGGGCTCATAATACATCCTTGGCAACCCCGTGAAGAAATAGACCTGAAAGTCTTCTCCCGCGGCTACATGGATGTCCCAAGTAGTCTCAGTACTACTATTTGTTTCAAGAAAGTAATCATAACCTTCATTAAACAAATTGATCCCAGTATGATCCTCCTCCTTGCCAGGTGTGAATCGTCCAAATGAATAATAAGGACATTCAAATTCAATTGCTGGGTTTAAATAACCCGATTGATATACCTGGCCTCTCGTGCCAGTAAATGGCTTATTTATTGAAGGGGAACCACCAAAATTGAGCGTTGACATAACACCTTGACCCGCTTGTTTGCGATTATTATACTGTGGTGCTGATTCAACGATTCTGCTATATTCCAACTCTCCTACTGGATGTCGCTGAATATGCAGGTTTGGTCGCCAATTAGCTGCAAATTGCCCGCGAGGGAGCCACTTGTATCTAATTGATCCACGCCATCCAGAATGTGCCAAAGTCACCCAATGGAGGAGGATTGTGTTGCAAAAGTTATAAGCACCACCTCCGGACACACTGTCCAAAGCTCCTGCTACTGATCCACGTAAATAAGGGAACATAGAAAACCTACCATGCACGGACGTTGGAGAACCTCCCGTTACTGGGTTTGAGCTCCATAAATTGTACCGTTTAAGTAATGTTCGGAAAGAGGCAATACTCTCACCTGTAAATACTTTATTAATATCTGCATTGTTGGAAATCGTTGGCCCAAGGGTCATAGCGTTCTCTTGCTGTGGCGCAGAAGGTTCCTTCGTGTTCTGAGACTCAGACACGATAGTTCCTCCACTATTCTCCATACCACTTTGCGCACCAAGTGCGGGTGGCTTAAAAGTGAAATATTGAAAGTAATCGTCAGGCACGAAAACTTCAAAATCATCACCCATCGAAACAAATACATTGACTTGAATGTCATTGTCAATTGTTGAATTAGGAGTTGTTAACTCATTTACAACATAGACACCAATCACACCATTACCGAAAAATTCACGGGAGGTGTAAGGTGTGGAACTATACATTTGAGTAACGGAATTAAGTCCTGGTCGTGCTGTTTCGAGCAATGTTCGGTCCTGACCATTAGCTATCTCAACAGTGAAATCCGTCTTATCGGCTATATCAATTACATTCAAATAATTTGTGTTGTATTCATTAGATGCAAAGAAATTAGGATCATACACAACCTTGATACGTCCTTTATGAAATGCAGAACAAACAATTTGAAATCTGAATCTCATCGATCCTGTCCAGTACTTAAATGGCATAGCGGCCATAGCGCACGCAGGAAAATGATAAGACACAGGGGGTCCTTCATATTCAGCCCAAGTGCATGGGTCAATACGAGCATTCCATAACAAAGTTTCAGGTGCTGTTCCAATATTCCAGTTGAATGTGGTTAAGTACGATTCTCTCTTGGCAATCTCCTTGATGTTCATCGTATCTAGGCCATTCAAACCTGAAATTCTTGGATCTATGGTCAACTCCTGTTTATTATCTATGGTCATTTTCGCCGGCCCATCTCCGGTATTTGTCAACGCGAGCGCTGATGCTGCGTATGGCTTATATGGATCAGGATCCTTAGTGACAGGTGGACGACAATAACCAAACATCTTAGCAATACCAGCTGTAGTGGTGGCAGCCATTTCCGTAGCTTGTGCAAAAGGACCTATCATGGGCACCTTTGTTAAAGCACCGGCGACTTTTGCTATAGATGTGGCGGGGCCTGAAACAATGCCCTTTTCATTCACTTCATCAACTTCCTTACCGGATTGAGGCTCTAGAGTATCTTGGTCAACTGAAGTTAGCACCGACATCTCAACATCCTCAGCCCAAGCAAACACAGACACAGTAACAACGTCATTAGCACCATTACTATGTTTTAAAGCATTAATACTACGAAATTGTAAAACACCCAATTCACTCCACTGAGATCCTGGAATTGAACAGTAATTGTAGTAATTAAAGAAAGGGAGGGTCATTTCCCCCCCTTGCGATGTTGTCGGGTCAAGAAACAAGTGCGGTTGCTGCGAAGCTTGCACAAGATCCTGGCGAACAAGACCAGCATTGGAAGATAATGAATCATAAAACTCAAATGGTAGATAACTAACAAGCGCCCTACCATATTGGAAGCCATTTCCATTAATTACAACCTTCACATGTAACTTTGCACGCATGAGGTTGAAATTGGATAGACGATTAGCAACTCGTTCGTTATCAAAGTATGCACTCCAGGGATTAAGGTCAAATGACAATAATGTCGAAGTGGCCCATTCTACCTGTTTGATTTTAATAGGTCGGGAAAAGAAATTCTGAAGAGTTGCATCTCCAGTATCCTGTAATTTCCGTGTGGGATCGATAGTGGTTTCCACATTATAAGCATACGGATCCACTTGATCAGAGAAACTCACATTCTCATATTTACCATTACCATTAATTTTCATGACTGAACTATCGTTAGTAGTACCACTAATATACGTCTCTAGACCAGACTGAGGTTTGATTCCCCTCTTACTTCTAAAAGATGTGTCGAGATCTATTAACGAATTACCAAGAGTGTTTGCGCAAGTATCTCTACTCACGCCCACTCGGCGGCGTGATTCTCTATAATCACCTGAACACACATTGATGTTCATAACCTTGTTTTCGACACCTCCCAACTGGGTAGGTGGGCTAGAGCCAAGGTCCACACTAGCATTATCAAGAATATCTAAATGTACATTACGTTTACAATTATTACCAATCTATTTATGTACAGACTGCAGAGCAGATCGACTCATACAGAACGATGTATTTATGAAAGGGCACGGTGAACCCGTCTCTCGACTCCCCGTTAGGGACCGTTTTATATGCAAAGCCTACGAATAATCTACAAAACACATAAATATCGAAATACACGTGGTATCCATATACATATACTAATTTTGCTTACCTTCAGATTTAAAACTGGGACGGATTTAACGTCTCCGTAGTGACGTAAAGGCGGTGCGCACAGGATTACTCCTGCGTGTCACCATACTTTTCCACCCAGTCTACAACTCGATCATTGTAACTGAGCTCCAAGCCTGTGCACATGTGAGAAATACCGGCACGAGTTGCAACTTCCTTCATCAGGATACGCTGTTCCTCATACTTTTCTTCACCATGATTGAACCACTCTCTGAGGGCTCCATCGATATTCTGGGCACACGCACTCTCTTCTGTGTCTACACAATTCTTCCCACGCATAAAGCAATGGAGAGACTTGTATATAGATTTATCCAGAAGTGCTCCAACGTGCACGCCCAGTTTTGGGTGCCAAACGCTAAAGCGTTTAAGGAACTCAAACTCCTCTGCTGGAAGGAAATCTAACAACTCCGACTCTTTATCGGGCATCGTATAAACTTGACCATACTCGGCTAAGAAATGCGAACATCCTTTGATCGTGAACTTGTCAATTCCTTCTTTAACAGATCCAATGTTATCATCACCATACGTCATGGCAGCAACATTCTCACGAAATTTCAGTCGTTCGTCAAAATTCACAGGCTTGTACTGCGAATAAAAGAAGCAACGAAGATTTAGTGATCCACATATACCATTGATGATAACTGTGAGAGAATTACCACTAATGTGGGTTCCCTCAGTAAGACCAATTAGATCACCATTGAAAGCAATGTATGCGAATACAATATCACCTGTCATTGCTTCCATGATCTTTATATCCTCTTCAGTATAATCACACACACGCGCGAAATCAATCAAGATTCGCAACGCGGCAAAAATCAATTGAGAGGGTAACTTTTGGTCATACTTACCATAGTCTCCTCCAAATAACCTGTCCATACCAAACTTGGTCGCATGCTCATGAAATTCCTGCCATTCTGGTCCATGGGAGTTAATGCCAACGGCACACTCTGAAACCAAAGGGTTCATTTGCAATACACGCAACAAAGGTAAGTAATATTTGCGAACAAGATAGGTTAGAGACAATGCATTACCATAGAAAATTCTGCACTTATCCTTCGCCAAAATCTCGTCCTTCTTACAGGCCTTGGCTATGGGGTAACCACGTTCCCCGCGTCGATAACAATCCTCAATACGATTGATTTCGTCCAAGAGTACCTGTTCGAGCTCACGATTATTTGGCCACTCCTCAGTTGGTTCCAGCTCAATGACGTGATCTCGTTTTGGACCACTAAGTGGGAATCCTACTGATGTATTGAGTTTAATTGCGTCCATGAATTTCTTTCCTGGAATACCGCAAAGATTCTCTTTATCGGTGAGTGGCTTACTCATTTTCCACAGATCGCTACTAAAGATTTCTAAGAGGGGCTCTTTGTAATCCTTGATTGCGATTTCTAGGAGATCATGAGGGAAGGGCTGTGCTGGTATGGCTAAGTTTGACAAACACGTCTGCCATCCATACCAATCAGGATTGAATTTAGGGCCACGATAGATGTTAGGTACTCCACAAACGTCAACTATATGTTCACTAATGGGTGTGACCTTCACTTCACTCTTAGTCAATGAACGACCAAGACATGAACCGTAATATTCAACCTGAGAATTTTCAGGAAGATAGTTCAGGGCACTCTTCTTATGAAGGGGATCACTCTTTAACACTTGCACACCAAGCACAGTTGTTTCGAATTTCCCCGCTTCTCCAGAGAGGATAACCCCTTCCTTTTTCCTTAATTCTTCAAAAGCCGTAAAAAGCTCCTGTTGAGTAATGCTGCCATAACATCCAACTGGAGTGTCGGCTGTACCTCCAAGGTGAATGCCAAGAATGACGCAACCGTTGGTCTCAGACACTAACGTAGCGCCACACAAACCATCAAATGTATTGATGGTAAGGTTCTTGTACATCCCACCTTTGAATTGGTGAACAGTCTTCACAATGCCGGGCTGAGTAAGCCCCTTTGCGATGATCATCTCACCGTCTTTCTTCCGCCAATGCATTCGAAATGGAACTGAAGGCATGTCTCCAGTTGGGAAATAGTTCACCAGGTTCTTAAATGAACCTCCATTCGGTATGTAACAGACGCGAAGATCGGAACCAGGTATCAAATGAGAGTATTTCAGATGCACACGTGCAATGAATTTACCACCACTTGATTCTGGGTTCTTCTTTCGGAAGGTACATTTCAATTCCTCACCAAATTCCGTAAAATAATGGTTAGGAATCAGAATGACATTGGATGATAACATTAATCCATTCACCATACCATTGCCATCCTCAGTGTGAATGGACCCATACACTAGAGCCTTCTTAACGACATTGTCTAACTGGTCAGTTGACATCCGTTTTGAATTGTCGGTGATGGGTAAATCGCGTTTAGTAACACTAGTCCAAACGTTAGTCTCCGCGTCACGCTCCTCGACTTCCTGTATTGTCTTAGGTTCTAAGGAACCCTGCGTGTTTTGCTCACTCGCTCTGTAAGCTCTATAAGCTCGCGCGAGGCCATAAATCGCAGCAATCCCTACGGACACGCCACAAATTGCCTTGGCATAGTGGTCGCGATAACGACGGAGAATTGGCGCAATCTCTATATTCTTTTTCCTAAGATCCTCAAATAACCTTTCCTCTACCCTAGTGACTAAGTCACATAGAGCCGATAAGTACTGGATTAGAGAAAATAAACAAAGAAATGCACCAATGGCATTAGGAAGAGTAATCAAAATACATGCTATCGATGTGAAGAACGTGAGCGACAATCGCCGCTCCTCCCACTTATAGTTAACCGTTAGCTGATCTTTATACAACCAGCGGAAAACAGTGGGAGCATATTTATGATCAAACAGTTGCGCGGGCACCATTTTAATCCATTCCCAGTTGGATATGAACTTGGTCCCCTGTTCATAAATAATGCGAGATGCTTCATAATCTGCTCTATCATACAGATTGTCGATCACACCCCTAGAACTCTCCATTCCATACCATAGTTTCCTCAACGACATAACAGTTTCCCGTCCGAAGTGGGGTTCACATGGTTGGCAATAGGGTTCTGGGTGGTCAGGGCAATTCCCTGCAAGGTGAATACAGCC